GGACGGAAATTGTTAATACGTTCCGCCTTTAATTTGGCGGTTGTCAGCTCTTCTTGCGCAGAAACCAACAGATCGGAATCGCCGGATTCGTAGGCAAGTTTGTATTTGCGCTTGGCTTCCTCAATGTCGTTGGCAACGTTTTTCTTTGCCTGATCGATGAGTGCAGCCTGGCTGCCGCTCAGAGAGCCTTTGAGTTTTTTATTCTCTTCGGCAATCTGTTGTGCAAATGCCAAAGCCTCTTCACGCTGGCGCTCTGCTGCCTCTTTGGCGCGGCGCTCTTCGTGGTAGCCCTTGGTGAAGTGCTGGATACGCTTGCGAACGCCTTCGTCGTATTTGGCAAGTTCTTCGTCGGTTACGTCCTTCGGAGGCTCTTCCATTGGCTTGCGGCCACGGTCCTGCTCCGGGGTGTCGTCAATGACTTCAATTTCCGGCTCCACTACTGCGCCGCCGGCACGGGGGTTTTCAGATTTTTCGTCTGGAAACTCAAATTCAACTTTTTCTGTATCTGCCATGACCGCTCCTTAGTTGGGGCGTTGAATGCCGCGAGGATCTTGGACAACAGCTTCAACGCTATCGTCATTGATCAAACGCCACTCAGTGCCATGGATTTTCATGCGGGTGCCAGTGTTTGGTCGCACCAAAACAAAATCGCCAACCTTGCAGCTTGGGCCGCTTGGAAAACGTTTTTCATCTTTGTACGCATCTGGACCCATCTTTGCCACAAACAACACGGGGGATAAAAGCTCCTCGTGGTGGATTGCGGTTGCAGATTTCACGATCCCAGTTTCGCTGTACTCTTCTTCTGCTTTGGGCAGCATACAGAGCAAGTGATACGTTGCGGGATCTGGAACCTGTTTTGCCTTGTCAACGGTTTCCTTGTTCAGGATACCTGACAGGTCAATTGCCTGAAGGTCAAACTCAGTCGTCATCTTCGTCTTTCAATTTACGCAGGAGGTCGTTTATTTCGCGCTGTGCGGTCAACAGACCCCGGATAATCCCGCACAGGTTTTGGTATTGGGCGAAGTCTTTAGCTCCGCCGTCTGCCAAATTTTCGACAACTGCTTTTCGTTCGTCCTCAAGTTTTTTCTTGAGAAGCTCCAGTAACTGGCTGTCCATTACTCTCCTTTACGTCCCGACGAATTAGCAGTCGGATTAGATTGTTTGGCTGCCCGAGCCGCCAGCTCGGCATGAGTTAGCTTTTGGCGGTGAACTTGACCGCCGTGTGCCAGTTTTTGAGCGTGGACCTGACCGCCGTGGGCCATGCCTTGCTGGTGCTGCTGGGCTTGCTGCATCATAGCTTGCTGAGCTTGAGCGGCCTGCATTTGCTGGGCTTGTTGTGCAGCCGCCATCTCTTGAGCGTGGCGATCCATTTGCATCTGCATTTCCATGCGATGCTGCTCGGCCAGCATGACTGGGTCAGGGTTCTGGCTGCCTTGGGCTTGCGCTTTGAGTTCAATCTCAGCTTGCTTGAGCAACAAATCGCCTTCGACTTTCTTGTTCTTGATGTCGATCTCTTGCTTCCTAAGCGCCAGCTCTTGCTGTTGCATTTGGATAAGAGGATCTTGCGCTTGTTGTTGTGCTTGAGCCTGCTGAGCTTGGGCTTGATTTTTTTGCAGCAACTGCGCAGCGGCCTGAGCGGTAAGACGTGAGAGCTGCACTTCCACATCTTCTGGCAGACGCTCGTCTGGATTTGGCAACGGCACGCCCATTTCCATCTCGATGCGCTTGCGATAAACAAATGCAAGGTGCTCGTTCAGGTGAGACTGAATGGCAGCCATGATCTGCTGAGCCATTGGGTTTTGGCCAATCTGCTGCATGATCATTGGGTCTTGCATCATGCTTGTGTGTACAGCAATGTGGGCGTCGTGATCTTGGAAGATAAACGCTTTTGTTGGCTGGCCAGTAAGGAAGCCCATGTTCTCGCTGACAGGATCTTTGGGCTTGATGTCGTCCTTCAAAGGAACCAGCTTGTCGGCGTTCTTGATGCCAAGCACTTCGATCATCTGGCGGTGCAACTGAGGCAGGTCATAGATCTGTGGAGCGCCTTGGGCCAATTGAATAACAGCCTGGTACTGCATGATCCGCTGAGCCATGGTGGAGCTGTTTGGATCGGACACGGGGATAACATCCACCATGTCGTAGTCAGACTGCTTGGCCTTGCGGTCGCCGCCTTCTGGATCGTATTCGTAATCTTGCGGAGCATAGTCACGAATAATTTCTTTGAGCAGCTTGAACTCTTGGCGCATCGAATAATGCACGCGAGCTTGGACTGCAGACATTGTCTTGAGCTGGCGCTCGAGCAATGCAAGGGTAGTACCCACTGGAGCGTTGGCGCTCATGTCGCTGACGTTCATATCAGCAACAGAACCAAGGCGACGGCCTTCTTCTGTAATGCGCTCAAGCAAGCCGGCCAGAACCTGAGAAGGTTCTTTATATGGCAGCGGCATGATGTTGTCGCGCACGCTGCCAGATGGAACGTCTACGTCGCGGAACTCTCCGGGTGCGATTGGTGTGTCGTCACCTTTAATACGCAAGCCGCGAGCCTTAAGACCGCCCGGCAAATTAGAAAGCGTGCCAGCATCAACAAGCTGACGAATGATAGAAGTTCCAGCGCGTGCATAGCCGCCGATCAAATGGATAAAGCCAAAGCCATAAGGACCAAAGCCGGGGATATAGCAGTAGTCAACGTAGTGCTGGCGCTTGAGTTTTTTCTTGTCGTCCTCTTCCCAGTTGCGGTAGATCGACAGGACTTTGTTTGTGCCTTTGTCGATCGTGACAATGTAGGGAAGTGCAAGGCCGTCTTCATCTTCAAAACCCGGCAGATCCAATTCTGCGTTGATTTCAAAAATTGGATAGCGGTCGTCTTCAGTAAGAGAGTAACCCTGCTCTTCGGCTTTCTTTTTCTCAATGTCAGTGTGAAAAGCAACTGGCTCGCCAAGCTCAACATCGCGGTAGAAGCCAGCCACCTGCAGCCTCTTAATGTCGTTCTTGGTTTTGCGCATGATGTGCGTCACGCGCTCAGATGTCTTGGCACTCGCCGCGCCGTAAGGGATGATGATCTCTTCGGCCGGCACAAAAATAGAGACAGCTCGCTCCAGATTTGTATCTGGGTAGACTTTCTTAAACGCCGCACCAGCAAGGCCCAAGTTAAACAACATGCGCTCATGCTCAGGACGGTACTCAGTCATCACCTCGGTGATCTGGTAGTTCATGTCTTCAGTAACTCGAGCAGCCGCTTCTTCTTTGAGCTTTGTAATCGCGCCAATGATCTCTGTCTTAACAGGGCCGGCAGCAGGGAACGTCTCAAGGATTGTCTCTGACTGGAACCGAACCGCAGCTTCTGTAAGAAGTGTAGAGAAAACGCCGCAAGCGCCATCCCAAGGCTCTGTGCGCTCTTCGTACTTCATGCCCAAAACATCTAGGCCCTTAACGTACATCTCCACCCAGTCGCGGCGGCTTGTAATGTCAGCCTCAACCAAGCCAACCAGATCGCCGGCCAAAGTTTCAAGCTCACCTTCGTCTATGTACTCGGCAAGGTTGGAATTGAACTCAGGAGCCTCGCCCTCTTCGCCGGGCATCAGATCAATAGTCACGCCGTCAATGCCAATCTGCACATCGTCGGGGTTGTCAATCATGATCTCAATTGCTGGCGAATCGTCTTGTTCGATGTCTGCGAGATCAAGGCCAAGTGGCGCACCACCAATGCCGGGAACCATGTCTGAAGCTGCCATGTTGACGCCTTAATAATAGATGCGTTTTGATCTGAGCCCCTTGGGCTCATCTTGATGATCGGATTCTAGTCTTAAGAAGCCGCCTTGTCTAAACCTGGTGACCGCCATCACGGCCGTATCCACCAAGTCGTCGTGGGCTGCATTCGGAAAAGCCGCCATCTGGTCAATTACTTCACTTGCCCACCGTGTTTCTGGTGCCCAAACTTTACCACCTTGGAAAATCGGAGCAACTGCGTTCAATCGCGCAATTTTGTCGTTCGATTGCTGTCTCGTACCGCGACTCGGCGTGTACGACCGCAGGAAAATTCCCTCTTGCTGGTTCAATTCCTGAATAAGCGACGCTCCGGCCGCTTTTGCTTCAACAATACAGTCGTCTGGCATCCAATCCAAGTAATGCGCCCGCACTTTTTCCTTTAGCTCAGGAAATTCCATGCGTTTTTGGAACGCATCCAGCAAAATAATGTTCGGATTCGTCTGGTCCTCATCTAAATAGAAGACGCCCCACGTTGTACAGGCAGAAAAGTCCGATCGCTCGTTCTTTGTAAAGGCCGTGTCCCAGCTTTGGATGATGAACTCGCAC